TACCACCCATCAGAGTGCATGATGCACGACATACGTTCGCATACCTAACAGCCAAGGCTGGTGCGGACTTGGGCGATCTGCAATATTTGCTGGGTCATGCCGACGTATCAATGACAATGCGTTATCGTGGGTATATACAAAGCAGGGCAAAGGATTTTGTCATGTCATCTCGCAAACAATTGGGTGATATCTGACAGGTGTTTCCAAAAATTTTCAGAAAAATTTAACAAGGGCAAGGGGTGGGGTGCTGATTTACTGTGTCCGTTTTGAGGATACAGTCTACCCACTCTTTGGCTTACACCAACGGTTGAAGGCACTCGTCGTTGTGTCCTTCCCCTAGTATCTGTCACAATTATGATAAGATATTATGCTTGTCAGGACGGCTGGTCTTGGTATGGTTTAACAACTTTCACAACTTTAATAGGGATAATGAGATGAGCAAACGTAAAGAGCATGTGTTTTTAAGTGGTCACGACATCGAAAAGCTACAAGGCCAGATCAAAAGAGGCGTTCATAAAAAGGTGATCGCTAAACGGTTCGGCATTTGTTTGAGTTCAGTATATAAGTTTGACCCCGACTCTAAAATTTATGCGCCTAATCTTATTCGCGTTCGCAAAAGCAAAGCTTCCCCTGTGGTGAGCGACAACACTTCAGACTGGGACACAGTGAGCGACAACACTTCGGACATTCGGTTTGTTGATGGAGACATTGGCTTCATGCTCAAGATAAAGAACTACATTTTGGCTCTTGGTAAATGAAGAGACCAACGCAGTTGCCACCTACCGATACGTTGAAGATAAACCCTATCTTGAAGGAGACGTTCGGGCTGATAGATAGCGGTGGGTTCAATGTTACAGACGTTGAACTAGCCGCTGGTCTTGGGTACAGAACCATGAGTAGGTGGCTGAAACAAAATGGGGCAAGGCTTGATAGTGTAGAGGCTGTGCTTAACGTAATGGGCTATGGATTGGAGATAAAAAAGAATGAACATATTTCACCTCTCTCGGTGTCCGAAAAAATCGGCAAGCTATCTGTGCGATAAGCACATTAGCAAGATGTTTACCGAAACAGGGCAGATGCTTTCGTTCGCACACTTCCTAAATGGTAGTTGGTCTGATGGTATGTGTGCGCCACTGTCCAAATCAGGTAAGGTACTGAGCCATACTAAACACCCCATGACTAAGTGGGTTGCGGAGAGTGAGGCCAACTACAGATGGACTTACTCACTTGCTTGCCAGTTAATGAATGAGCATTGGCTTCGGTTCCACACACTGCACAAGACAATGAACCGTATGCACAAGTTCGTTGACCCCCCACCCAGCATCAGAAAAGGCGGCCTAACAAGGCCGCCTCTTTGTATGCCAGAAGAATATCACTCAGATAACTACGTGGCTTCCTATAGATTGTACTACGCTTCAGAGAAATCACACTTCGCTAAGTGGGTACACTGTACACCTGTGCCATTCTGGTACGATGCTATTCAATCTCTTCAGTAACCTCAGTGATTTCTGAGGACAAGACTTGCATAGCACTCGACTTTATTGTGTCACCAAACATAGCGGCAGAGATATAACTCATATATATCCTAGTGTCCTTGTCAAAATGCATAGCTATACCATTCGGTAGCATCTCTATGATTGGTGACACCAGTTTTGGATCGTCGTTGTCGTACAGTATTCCGACCATTGGGCGCGTAGCCAGTGTCATGTCAGTTTCTACATCGGCAACACCGTCAACCGCTTCTTCCAGCAACTCGTTCACATAATCTGATGAATACGTCAACAGGCAATCTCCCTCGCATGAAATTTATAGAGGCGCATATCAACTGTACGTTACCAACCTCGTAACGACCATCACAATCTATCCTGTCGATAGATAAGTTTCTGCTCTCCCACTTATTTTCGGAGTGTGGTGTGCCATAGTCAAGCTTCATACCAGACATAGCGCATATGCCTAACTGGTCTTTGTAGATACGTAGGCAGTCGTCAACGGTCAAGGTAAACTCGATACCCTGCTTAACTCTGGCTGACTTTAACTGCGAAACCTTGCGAGACAAGAAGCCCCTCAAGGACTTCATCCGTTTCAACCTGTCAATATTCCTGCAAGACTTGCAAGATTTCTCTCTACGCATGTTGCCATTCCTGTGGTCTCTCCAGTACCAGTAGTTGTCTGATGCTAGAGAGTCTCCACAGGCTCGGCAGATGTAGAATTTATCCGCGTCGGATGCCACGACCACGAGCAGTTTTGTTTGCCATGTTGCGGATACCTGATGCTTTACCAGCAGATGCTTTGGTCACAAGTCCAGTACGCTTGGACACCTTGTTCTTTTTATCCGCAGTCTTTTTCTTTGCGGCAGTTGTGCGTCGATCATAAGCCATTAGTTATCTCCTAAGATTGGGCTACTGAAGTAGCCTAGAGTGTGGACAAATGCTAGTAGCAAGTCGTCCCTAACATCCCCAACGGCGACGAGCCGCGCAGATACGTTTCTTTGGTGTCTTCTTACAACTGATGTTGTGCATCTTCATTTGACCAGCAGAGCGTTTACAGTAGGAATCTTTGCGCTTTCCCCCACCTGGTTGTGGTGCTTTTAACTTAGAACCACACGCCCTGTTATGTTTAGCCCTTCCCTTCGCGGTCAGGCCAGCACCTTTGGAGGCGGGCTTCTTCTCACCACGACCAACAGAAAGTTTTACGCTACACCTCTTCTTCGCCATCGTCTTTCACCAGCTTTAAGTGACTCCTATATTCAGATAGTGGCACGACGTTAGACGCTTCGTCGTCCCCGAAGTCAAACTCTGGATCAAAAGTAATGGACACTCCCTCCTCTTCTGGCTCTTCTGTTTCGACACCCATCTCCCAAAGAAAGGATTTATACAGGGGTAGCCAGTCACCTAGCCGCATAACTACTAAGCTCTCCGACGTGTCCATCCTGTTCCGTCTTGTTAGAACTACTGGTATATCCCTGCTTCTGGATTTCTCAATACCTTTTTCGGCTTGCTCCATAGCGGCATAGGGGCTGAACTTTTCCGTCCGCTTGGCCTCCACCCACATAAACGGTGTGCCGTTTAAGTCAGGTAATCCCCCACCAAAAGCGTTGCTCCCACCACCAGACAGAGGCGCACGTTGTACATGCCCACTGCTACCGAACAGCCAGTAGTCCAACCACTTAGCTAACTCTCGTTCGTACCCGTCACCTTTGCGCTTTTGCTTACTCATTTTTTCTTTGCTCCTTTTGTTGCACTGAAATTGTAGCCCTCAGTTCTTTCGGACAAGGGTGTTTCTTCAGACACATCGACAAAGATCATGTCGTCAGACAACCCTAGCGTTTCGTTTCTTGAGGTACATTTGTCACAGATGTACTGCCACTTCGGGAGTGTGTACATGCGCTTACACTTGAGACACTTCCTGTCCCACGTAGGCATCTGCGATTTATGCGATGGAGCTATCGCGTACTTGGCTCCGTTAAACTCGGCAAGCCCTTCTCGGACGAGTATGCGTTTGAGCGTATCAGTGCAGACCTCCATAAAAGAGGCCATTTGTTTATATGTGTATCCATCTTCCAGCATATCCAAGAGAGCTTCCCGATCCTCATCTGAGATCGGTTTCCTATTCATGCTCACCTCTGAATGTTTCTAAAAGAGCAACCCCCCAAGGGGTTGCGATATTCCGTTATATTTTCTCTCTTGACCTACCTCCTACCTATCTGTGTATAATCCGTCCAGGACAATAAGAGAGCCAAGACCTAAACGGCCTTGTCTCTTTACTGAATAGTTCAAGAACAGTTCAAGAACAGTTCCCTTAATCATTGTTGCAACCACCTTTCAACTTCGTATCTAGGTATGCTCAGTGAACGACTCACTTCCTCAACCCCCATCGACTTGTGAATGTGTAACCACACTGCCTGTTGCCTCGGTGATGGGGTATGCACAAGGTATTCGCTTCCGTCCACCAGCCGTTCAGCCCAGCCAATGTAGTATGTGCGGTGCAACTCTGTCTGAGTACGAACTTTCCCAAAGGAAATTTGTTGAACCATCTTGAGTCTGCTGTCTGGCTCCAACTGGTTCTCTAAGAAAGTAGTGGCAGTGTACTCTGCACCACTGAACGCAGTAACCGATACATCAGCATCGTGAATTGCCGCCTTCGTCTTCGCTACGTTCTTGTCCCGATATACTTGAGTCACCATAACCTGTGTATCAATGTCGGTAAGCTGTGCTGTTGACCCAGCCTCTCTACCTAATCCACCCTCGCCTGGTTTGTTGCGGTGGTGTACAAGCACTACGCTTGCCTTGAACTTAGTACGTATCGACTTGGCTACGTGGTTGACCTTGAACCATTCAGCGGCGTTAGCTTCCTCCAACCCGCCGAACGCATTACGAACCGTATCAATCACCACGATATCAGGCTTGATTACTTCCAACCAGTCTCCGAGCAACTTGAACCCCTGCTCCGTACCTAAGTTCATCTCTCCACCATCGTCGGCAGAGATTAGTGAAGGCGACCACATGTTGAAATTCTCACCGCTGTCACCGAACATGTTTATGAAGTTACGAAATCTGTACAGAACAGTACGGCTTGGGTTGTCGTAGTCTAAGTAGAGAACCTTCGCTGGCTTCTGAGCAAACGGACCAAAACTCTCATTGCCTGATGCCATACTTACTAACATGCCTTGTAAGAAAAAGGACTTGCCGTGACCATTGTAGCCAACAACTTGTGTGATTGTTTCAGACGGTATCACTGGGTCTGACCAGTAGCTGGTTTCTCCCAGTGTGTCGATAAGTCTATCGACATCAGAGCCACGGATTGGCACAAGTCTGCCAAGTCTGGGTGGTTCTTTAGCTTTTAGTATTCGCCTTCCTTCGTTGTCATACTCTTCTGGGTATGATCTTCTATCCATATCGACAACACTACGTATCTTGGTAGCAATCCAATTTTGTGTATCATCAGGAGTGAAGCCCGTGTCGTCGAAGAAATCGTCGTGGAACTTAGTTACTTTAAGAAGCAATGACTCTTCGACAACTCCTTGACGGACTTGCTGACCAATATATCTGAGCATCCAAACATCGGTTCCATCCCCTTCGCGTAGCTTGTGACCTAAGTGTGCTACACGCCTCTTGACCTGATCATAAACTGGCAGAGACTCTTCTATCTGGCCAACTTTTACACCAGAAAGATTTAAGTTTCCGAAAGCAAACTCTCCTACTTGCGGTTGGGCTACGCTATCTGGCGCACCTTTCCAAACAAAGTCTTCCATGTCGTCAAGGCCAAGGCCATACCCAACTTCCATGTGGTATATGTGTTCTACCTTGTTGTCTCGCATCTTCATGGACGGCGGCATCACTACGTACCCGCCGTCACCACGTAGGTCTAGCCCTTCTATGTCAGGCCAGTTCCTTGTTACACCCCCCACGTTGTTGGCAAATCTTTGTCCATGAAGTGGGTGAGCAAAGTAGAAGTGCTTACCTCTTGCTGTATGCACTACAAACGGTGAGGTCAAATCGTTCTTGACTGCGTACTCAACTGACTTCTCGTTGTCACAGTCCAAGACAATTATCCCACTGATAGAACCAGTAAGGACAGCAATGTTAAACGTACCAACTACATTTCCACTGGAAGTTTTTACACCATTCTCAAACCAGTCTTCCACTTCCTCTAACGTGGTAGGCTCTGTTTGGTATTTCTTCCAGCTAACTAGCGGCTTCTTGCTTTGCAGAGATAAGGGGATGATACACCACCCCCTTTCTACTGCCTCGACGGACGCTTGGTATAAAGCCTCACGCCACTTTTGAGCTTCTTGGTTCATTTCGCATCTCTTCTAAGTATGAGTTTAAGTTTATGTTGGGGTTGGCGAATACGATTTTCGCAAGTATCTCGGTGGTTATACTGTTAGTCTTTACCCATCGGTAGGGTTGAGTTCTACTTTTACCCGTTGCCTTTGCGACTTCAGTAACACCTCCGCAGTCTTTAACAAGTCTACTGACATTGAACGTGTACATGTTTATTCCTTTCTCATACTAGACATATCCTTATAGTACGTGTCATCACAAGCTCTGTCTTATTATTGTTACATTTTCTCACAATTAAGACAGTTGTGTTTCTCTACACATTTGCTATTGTATTTTTCGTGGCGGGGTGTGAAATGTCTGAACACAGTATTTCCTCCCTGCACCTCGCCACACTATACGCGCACTGAAATCACAAGGAGTAAAGCCTATGGAGACTTGGGAAGACTATGAGCAACAGCCAGAAACTGGCGGCTTATCAGGCATGGTTGAAGAGTACAGCCAGCTTGTAAATCAAATCGAAAAATTGTCTAGCAAAGCAGACCATCTAAAGATGAAGATCGAAGCTGAATTTCCAGCAGATGCTGGCGAGTTCAACAAACAGGTTGGTGCTTACATGGTCACACTTTACCGACAGGAACGGTGGACTTGGGATAAGGAAATCCTTGAGACAATTTTCACATCATCAACAACCCTGCCAGACTTTGTTCGTCGCACTTATTCAATAGATAAGAAAAAGTTTAAGACGCTGGACGAAGAGCAACAGAAAGAACTTTTACCAGCACTAACTCGCAAGGGTGGGCCAGTAAAAGTTTCGGTTAAATCAGGGAGTTTAGGTTAAATGTTTGAACCAATGAACACTTCGGATCACACAACAAGCTACAGAAAGACATTGCTGTACGGTCATCACGGTTGGGGAAAGACAACCCAATTTATCCATTACCAAAAACAATTTGGCGAGGGGTTTATCCTTTCGGGAGAAAGCGGGTTGAGTTCTATTCGTGATGCTGGCATTGACTATTTGCCTTTTACTAGCTGGGCTTCACCTTCGGACGCTTCAAAGAATACGTATAGTTTCGTCGATATATTTAAGTGGATGATGACTGACGACTTCAAGTCCAAGGGTTACAAGTGGGTTGGGGTTGACAGCTTGACCGAACTTAGTGACATGAGCATGAGGCATGCAAACCAAGTGGCAGAGGATGACGCAAAGAAATCTGGTAAAGCTGTAAACGGTTTCCAGATTTTTTCTGACCACGCCAAGAACTTGATAGGCGCATGTAAGGCTATCAGGGATATGAACATGCACGTTCTTGTAACGGCACTTGCCAAGGAAGGACAGGACGACGCTGGTAACACAGAGTATTGGCCTATGGTTGCTGGCAAGCAATCACAGCAACAGTTACCAGGTATCTTTGATAATGTTTTTTGTGGTGTCAGGCACACTACAGATACTCACTCAGCAGGAGAGGGTAAGGTCATAAGATACGTAGTCACTGAAGAGTATAACGGTTGGAAGGGCAAGGTTCGTGATGAACGAAGAAGGCTCAAGCCAGTTGAACAGACAGGTAATATCGTCAGCTTGTTTGTCAAAATGGATATGGATGACGATGAGTATAACGCACGTATTAAACAAGGGAGCGAACAATGAGTTTCACTTTTAACGATCTAAATCTTCAGCACGTTGAGGTTAGCAACGGCAGTATAATTCTTCCAGAGGGCAACCACATTGTAGAGGTTACTGACGCAAAGCCTGAGAAAAAGAAGAACGGCACACAGCAAGTCGTTGTGTCGATGAGAGAGGTCAACGGTACAAGAACGATCACAGATTGGATTGTTGTGTACAACCCGAACCACCCGAAAAATCAGGAGATCGGGCGTTCACAACTGAAGACACTCTGCCATCATGGTGGTCATCCAAACCCTGACAACCCTTTTCCGAACGACGATGTGTCTGTACTGAAGGGGTTTGTCTTCGGCATTTATGTGGGTGACGATGAGTACAATGGTAAGGTCAACCAGAAGGTGAAGTCTTATAAGTCCGCTACGAAAGTTGACCCTTCCTTTGACATTCAAAAGCACAAAGACCCATTAGGTGCGGCGGCATCAAGCCCGCCTCCATCTCAAAACAATGATGTCGATGACGACATTCCCTTTTAGTGTGCGGGGGTTGAGGGGGCGAAAGCCCCCTCTTCTTTAGGATGATCAAGTCAGTATCAGATAACCAAAACGAAATCTTACAGAACATCCTGACGCTAACGAACAGGTCTTCTTTTGATGCCGACATAAGTTACGGCAACGGAAACTTTTACAAGCGCGTATCTAAGCCATCTCTTAGGTACGACATAGACCCTCAGTCAAGCGATGTCATACAAGCTTGCAGTACAAGTCTGCCATTGGTGGACTGTTCTCTTTCCTCAGTTGTGTTTGACCCACCCTTCCTGACCTATGTCCGCAATGGACGTAGCGGAAATGGGGACATGGTAATGTCCAAAAGGTATGGTGGTTACTGGCGGTACGACGAACTGGAGAAACACTACAAAGAAACAATCACAGAAGTTCACAGGATTTTACAACCCAAGGGTATCTTTGTGTTCAAGTGCCAAGACATCATACATAATCACAAGATGCACTCTACTCATATCAATGTTGTGAACTGGTGTGAAAATAAATTTAGGTTAAAAGATATGTTCATTCTCACAGCAAAACACAGAATGAATGTTCCCCAACAATCAGGTGTAGCGAAGCGAGTTCAAAAACACGCACGTATGTTTCACTCTTATTTTCTTGTACTGGAAAAGACATGATAGACGTAACGAAGATGATCGAAACATATTACTCAAAGGACGAGGACGAGAAGCCTAGAGCCTACATAGGCGCGTCTTCTGTAGGGCATGACTGTACGGCTATGCTTTCTTACAGCCATAGAGGTTATCCTAACACAGCACCTGACCAGAAACTGAAAAGGATTTTCAGAGACGGTCACAGGATTGAGTACATAGTTATATCCGACATGGCAAAAGCTGGTGTGCATGTTATGGAGAAAGACCCCCTGACTGGGAAGCAGTGGAGGTACACTGATTACCACGGCAACGCTATGGGCAACGCTGACGGTATCATGGAAACCGAAGATGGTATGGCTATCGTTGAGATTAAATCAATGAACGATGCCAAGTTCAAAGAGTTTTCTAAGAAGGGTGTTAAGTATAGCCACCCTATGTACTACGCCCAGATGCAATACATGATGGGACTGTCCAACATAGAGAAGGCAGTGCTTGTTTCCTACAACAAGAACACATCTGATTACCACCACGAGTGGGTGGACTTTGAGATTTTCTACTACAACTCTTTGAAGCAGAAGGTAGAGAACATCATCCTTGGTCACGGCACAAAAATTTCTCACGACGAGGCTGACTGGAGATGCAGAGGTTGCTTCAAGAGAGATGCTTGCTGGCAAGGCAAGGAGCCTGAGAAAACCATGAGGACTTGTGGGAACGCTACGTCGTCTCTTAGTAGTGCGGATTGGACTTGTTCAAAAGGTTGTGTAGATGTGTGTAAGAACTGGGTAAGGTACGAACCACATGCCAAAACGTAGCGGATGGCAGGGGCCAATACCCCCTGCTATAGTCAAATGTAGTGACCATTGGATCACACAGCGGTTCAAAAAGTTATGCGTCGAAGCGTCCGATGTTCTTTACTTGCCAAAAGGTGAGCATAGAAAGAAGAGGGAAGCAGAGTTAAACCTAAGACTTAAAGAGTTAATACAGCAAGCGGAGTACAAAAATGAGCAAGAAGGTACTTGAGATGGAACACAACATCACGCAGATACGTGACCGTATCAAAGATGTTGAATGGCAACTTGATCAGATGGACCCAGAAGAACAAGAGTATTTACTGGGTGAACGGCGCAGGGCAATTGATAAACTTCGTCACTTACAAGTTAAGCTTTTGGATGCGAAGATGGAGGAAGTCGATGAGACCTAGACTAATTGGTATTGCGGGAAGGCTTGGCTCTGGCAAAACATTAGCCGCTGACACCCTTTGCGTTAATCATAACTTTGTTAAGGTTAAGTTTGCTAAACCGATAAAGGATATGATGAGAACTTTAGGTCTTGATGACCGTCACATTGAAGGGCATCTAAAAGAAGAGCCATGTGATTTGCTAGATGGGGAGACACCACGATGGGCGATGCAAAGTCTTGGAACGGATTGGGGACGTTCGCTGATCAGCGAAAACTTATGGCTGAACAGGTGGAGAAAGATCGTAGAAGAGAACCTGAATTTGAACAACAACGTAGTGGTAGACGACATGAGGTTTCCGAACGAGTACGAGATGGTGAAAACATTGAGCGGCCAGGTGATCGTGCTAACGCGAAACGCAGAGAAAGAAGGGGGCCACTCGTCTGAGGGGCTAGACCTCAAGTCTTTGAACAGTGATTTGGTTTTGGACAACGGAGACTGGGGGGAGCAGAAGCTAACTCAAGCAATCACTTCTTGGTGGATTTCTTCCAGCTTATCCTAGATGGCCCTGTCTTTTTCTTAGAAGATGAATTGCATTGAGCCTTAGTAGGGCGACACGCTGGGTATCCCTTGCGTTTCTCACCCTTCTGCCGACCACAAGCCTTACCTGTCTTGCAATCAATCCAGCCTTTGCCACCGTTGCGACTAAACCACTTCCTTAAACCGTCACTATTTGAAGCCATTTTTCAACCCTAATAAGAAGTAAGCCAGAAAAGCTAGGCCGAAAAGACCGAGGATCAAAAGCCCAGAGATAAGGACAACCTCTATCATGTTGTCTCTTCTTTTCTTTGCCTCGTTTGCCTCTTGCAACCTTTTCTTTCTAATGTCCACTCTTAACTTCAACAACTCTTGCCATGCGTTTGGACCACGAGAGTATATTATTATTTGTCTCAGGTTGTCTTCTAAGTCCTGAGCTTTCTTCTTGTCCATGAACGTAGTCAGAGCCTCCTCTTCTACAGTCCTGAACACAGAGGATTTCTTCTTGTTGTGTTCTTTGTTTATCTCATCAATAGAACCCCAAAGCGTACCTATTTCTTTTGCTAAAGACGTGACTTCTTTGCCTGCGGCAACGCCCGCCTTTATCGCTCCGAAAGCGGCAATAGCTGTACTGATCGGTTCGATAACATTAGCCTCAATCTAATTTTTCTTTTTCACAGGGGTTGTTGTTCTCTTCTGACTTGGAGACCTACTAACGTAACGAGCTATGTGCATAGACCTGTTGTTGCTAAGTCTTTCGCTAGGGTTTCCAAAACTTTTTGCCGCTTCTCTGTAAAGCTCTTGCTTCGTTTTAGCGTCCATTACTTTTTCTTCCCACTCTTTTTACTGTTGCCCCAGTTCTTTGCACCAACCTTGCGGCACTTTACCAAAGCACCTGAAGCATAAGCACTTGGCCAAACCTTGTAGCGAGACTTGACCTTCGCGTAGCAAGCGTCTTTCTTCGCTGGCTTCTTGGGAGCTTTGCGGGCCACTACTTCTTCCCCTTCTTTTTAAGTACACAAGGGCATGGCTCTGACATCATGTTCCCTTTCCTACCACCCTTTGCATAGTGAGTAGGACGCTCAGACTTCTTGACGTTTCCCGCTGACCTGATACCTAGAATTGTTTTTGCGTACATTAGTCACCCCATATTTCAAAGTGAGGAGCATCAATAAAAGGACGTTTACCTTCTGATCTCCTTAGATCAATATAACTTGTCATGGCCCATTCCATCGTCCCGTCAAACTCAGCAATGTCGTGTACGTGCCACGCCGCACCCCATCTAATCTTGACACCAAGTTCTTTTGCCGCCTTCTTAATAGCGTCAGCTACCTCATCGTAGACGTTGAGTTCCCATGTATGCCTGCCACCTACGTAGGCCAGCAAATCTACAGCTTTACCCTCAAGATGCTTTGACTTCATAGTTTGCGACGCGCCTTTGTCGAACAGTTCCTTCTGCTCTTCTTCGGTTCTCATGCCGCAGATGACTCCAAAGTCTACGTCGGTAAGCTCAATAGCTCGGCAGACTACATCAACCAGGCGTTGGTCTACGCCTACTAACTTGTCTAAACTTTTAGCTGATAATGCGTATGTCATTTCTTTCTCCACTTGTCTAATCCACGTATGCCCACAGCGGCTGTACACACAATCATAAGCAAGTTCGTGTACCAGTCTGGTAATTCATTGAGGCGGTCAAACCCAGACTTAACTACTTCCTCCATGCCAGGTATGAAGACCAGTATGCATGGGATAAGCACCACAATAGTTACGAGTTCGTCTTTCCACGAACCCTGTGTACCCTGTGCCATGAGAAGCTCCCACTTACTGTCGTGGGTAGCGGCAGTTTCCATCACCTTCGCTTTCGCTGTGGCTTCAGCTATAGCTACAGTAGACTTAGCCTTTTGTTTATCGACCTTCGTCTGAAGAAATGTCCCTGCTAGATTTGCTAGTGGGCCTATCAGTGCAGTCAGCATCTTTCTCTCCGTTACAACATTCGACTACGTAAAAGCCACATACACTGCATTGGCTGTGGCCGTGAACTTCAACAGCGTTCATAGAACACAAACACCTTGGGCATCTTTCTTCGTCTAGGTACTTCTTGAAGTGACCCTTCATTTCTTCTCGCTTCCAAGCCAAACTGCGAACGCGCCTGTCATGCTACCGCTGACGACGCTGATCATTGCGCTCTGCTGTGTACTAATGTCATCGAGTGAAATCCCCCACTCAATGACACGAATGTACATAGCCGTCATCACCATCATCATTATTCTTGGCCCGACTTTGTGCCTTAGTAGTATGTCACTCACGTTAGCCGCCCCTTGCCAAGTCGCACACACTTATAAGATACGGGATGATACCCTTTCATATACTCGTGGACGAACGGCCCCATCTCATAGATACGAGCAACGCATCTCTTTTCAGTTTCGTATGGGCCTCTCTGGTCATGGAGTTCAATGCAGTTGCTATTGTCCCCCATAACGCAGATAAGAAGTATTGCCTTGAACATTAGAAACCTTCCTTACCAAACCCCTTATTACTGCTGAAGCTATTGCTACCAAACTTACTGGCTTGTTTCTTCTTCTTCCCTCCAGAGCCAGCTTCGCCAGCTACTGTATCGACTACACCTTCCTTGAAGGATCGTATGCCTCCAGCTACAGGTATGCGCCCGACTATTGATCGTACTGCTTCACGACGACGACCAGCTTTCTCTTCACCTAGTCCAAGCGGGCCACCTACGAACACATCATACGCATCTTCTGCCGTGCCTACTGATGGGCCTAGTACAGCACTAAAGGTACGTAACTTACCGAAAGCACCGTTGTCTGCTTGCTCGGCAGTGTTGTAAAGAAGCTCACCGAAGAGTCCCAATCCACCGATAGCCATCAGGCCATCGACATAATTGCCAGCTATTTCGTCGGTCATGCTGTCTTCTTCAACCCCTATAGCTCTGGCTATAGGACCGAATACAGTACCAGTAACACGACGCTCTCTTAGCTCACGGCTCTCCCCGTCTTCGCCGCCTCTCGCCTGAACGTGGTCTTTCGCCGCCGCACTTGCCCAGCCCATGCCAACACCAGCAGTCGCAAGGTATGCTAGTGGCGCTCTGTTACCTTCTCTCCATTCGTCAATCGTGTACTTACCCATACGAGCCATCATTAGCTGGAAGCTCTTGAGTTGGAAGATCATTGAACCCCAAGGTGTTTGGAAGAACAAAGGAATGTCGTTAGGGTTGGGCGTAAAGATTGCTTCGTTAGTGAACCTCATCAATCCGTAACGCAACTGCTTGTTCTCAAGCATGTCAGAAGACTTGATGTCAGTAAGCTCAGGAGCATCTGCCGATAAGAAGTCTAACTCCGCACCCTCTCCAGTCATGCCGTATCTTTTTAAGAAACGCTCTGCTGTTTTGTATGACTTGCTCATTTCCTTTCCTGAAGCTTTGAGCTTTCTTGCTCTAGCAATCTCTGACTTAAATGCTTCAAACCCTACAAGACTAGCTATCTCCCTGTTCATGTTTGTCCAAGGAGTTAGCAACGTAAAGTTGAAGAAGCTGTTTTGTAGTTTCTGAGAGCCTTCACCAGCCATCTGAACCATGCGGTCATGCATTAGGTTTTCGATACCAGTGCCAATGCTCTTTGCCGCGTTCCGATACTCTGGATCAGAGTACCACTTCTTGTTTGCCGCCGCCCAAGCCTTGAAGTTTCCAGAACGTACAAGCGGCAAAGCCTTATCACCCAGAGATGTAAGCGTGGTGAAAGCAAGTAGTGTTATAGAGTTGAAAGCTTTGACAGTCCTAGATGTTCTGTAGGCGAACTCAGCCTCGCTGAACTTCACAATAGGACGCTTGTTCATAACGTCCATCATCTGTTCGGCAAGTTTTGCTGTGTTAGCGGTTATCTTTCCTTCAGGGAAATCCTTTAGTCCGTTCACAATAGCATCTACTCGCACAACAAGTTGTGGGTCGGCTTGGTCGATTGGGTCGTAATGAGAAAGCAACATACGCTTTGCTTCGTCAACGCCCTTACCTTCCTGAAGCATTGTCTTAATCGCCTTTAACACCGTACCTGTTTCTTCCTCGCTTATCTTAATCGCAGGAACTAACATCTGTTCGACAGGTGCTTCCTCTTGGTACTGACGATATCTGTAAACTACTTTCTTGCTAGACTTGAGTGTCTTAATCGCACCGTTCATACCATCCTTAGCTACATTCATGTAGGCAGAGAACCCGTGACCAGCAACGCCCAAGCGGTCAGTCAACGCTATCTTCCTTGTAGTGCTGTCAAAGTATTTAGCAATCAATCCCTCTAAGTCGTTCACCAAGAAGTCGTCCATAAAGTTATACTGCTCTGGGTTCAGGTTGATCACCCTGTTGAAGAACGGGTCTCCAACAGCACGACGTAGAACATCATCACCGTATATCTCGCCGTCACTATCAATCAGACCGTTGATAAAGTCTTCAGACTTATTGTGCGCGGCGTTAGCATCTAAGGATATGTCCTCAAAGTCAGGTCGTCTGCTTTCTTCGTAGAAGAACTGGGCAAAAGCTTTCTTCGCTTTAGAAGGGTTTTGGCGTATCAACTCTACATCCCATTGCTGAGGAACGTAGTAGTCTCCAGCACCACGACGGCTGTCGCCAACAGGTATGCCCAAGTCTGTCATACGTACACGCTCTGCTTCAAACTCAGATATGATAAGACGAGCGGCAGTCTGTTCTTGTGCATCTAACTTACGAACCTCTGACTCTCCACGACGTATAGCGCCGAGTATTCTTTTGTGAGAGGCAGGCATCTCTTGCAGGCCAATTGAACCAGTGTACTTGTCTGGCAAAAACGCCAGAGACTTACGAGACCACCTAGTAGCCCAGTTCTTATTGTCTGGAAGTTGCTTCAGAGCGTTCATTATTGGCATAACTTTGTCGCTCAGGTCTACGTCGTGACGCTCGTATATGCCAGTTCCTCCTGCGGGCTTTATGAAATCACCCAGCCAGGCCGCACCAGACTCTCTTAGTTTTTGGCTGTTTTCTCTAAAGTAACTGAATACAGTAGATGTCTTCTTGACTGTCTCAACGTCTCCCTCTGTCGGCATTTCCTTGCGAACCATTCGACGCATTGGGTTCAGTAGGTCAGGCATACCCGCTTCTTGCAATTGCCGTGCAACGCCAACCATGTCGTTTAGGTCTATAGGCTTCTCGCGTATAGCCATAGCCTGAACCGCATCGCCTGCCAAACCAGATGTGCCTTCGTCGCCAAATACGCTGTAGTACATACCACGACGATCACTGTCATAGAAGTCAGCTTCGATATGCTTCATGTGGTTAGGATTAAAGGTGATTGTTTCTTCAAAGTTTGTGCCAGGCAAACTGTTGGAGATGATACCTTCGTAGCCTTCGTCTCTCAGAAAACGGGAGAAGCTTGCTCTACCTTCTGGTTCCAAGTCAGGCTTAATGTAACGGAACCCATCAGCGTTCTTGTCACCCATCGCAGAAACCATAATGTCGTAGAACTCATCACCACTAATACCCTCACCACCCATGAAGTTTGCGATGTCTTCTGCCTGCGACTGGTTAATGTACCCACGCCTTTGAGCAGAAGCCAGCATTGAGCTAACGTCTGACGGCTCGCCTGAAGCGAAGTCAAACCTTTTGTTTGTGCGTAGGTCTATATGGTTCTTCTTCCGAACAAACATCGGCAGAACGCCAGGAGACTTCTTGTTGTTGGTCAGTCTTGCGAAGGCTTCTGTTGCCGCTTCTAGTTTTGCAGAGAAGTGTGCGGCTCTTGTGTAGCTTTCTGGGCCGTCCAAGAGTTGAGCGTCTTGGAATTGCTCTTCCAAAATCTCAATCTGCCTAATAATATTCTCAGCAGTCTCAGCCTTCTCACCTTCAAGACCTTTAGCCATATTCCGATATGCATCAGGTGCTGTTCGGTCTGCGTATCCACCAGCGTATTCTTGGTTCTTAGTAGTGTACACACCTGGCCCAAACATACCGTCGTCTGAAGGAATGAGATAAGTGTCTGGGTTTCTGATTCGATCAAACTGATCCAATACTGGAGTACCGTGGAACTCTACGTAGTCAGCTAAGTCCTCGTCTGGCCCTGCGCCAAGGAACTCCCTGAGCATAAGCTTCTTCTCGTTGCTCATTCCCTTAACAACTTGTTGCACATAAGAGCGAGCCATAGAATGGTTTACAGCAGGGAACTGATTAGCGTTTACTACCGTCTTGATAGGAGATGATGAACGCTTACGTGAGAACATGTCCCCGTGGTAAAGCATCTGACGGTATTTCTGGCGTATTGTTTTGCGGCCAATAAGACCATTCAATACGTAAGCAGTTGACTCGTAGAGTCTATCAGCAAGCTGTGACAAGTAACCTTTTACGGTAAGCTCTGACACGTCGCCATCATTATACCGCATGTTATAGATGTCGCCCTTGGCTACTCTCTGAGCCATCCACTGGCCCCAGCCCTCGACAAACCATTCTTCGGACATGTCTTTCTCTGAGTAACCTTCTATCTTTCCGTACCGTGACTGGACTTCAAGCGCGGCTTTGTCACCAGCTTCTACGGCTTCAATGAACCCACTTAACATGTGGTCTCTGTCTACGTCGTCGAAGGTTGCACGACTTACCATGTGGCCTATTTCATGCATGACATCTACAGGGTCAGAATTTCCGCTTGTTATTCCTATTGCGAACTGACGCAACTGTTTGCGAGTTGCGTTAAAAGGCTCGCCGCTAAGAGTTGCACTCTCTGCGAAGACCGCTTTCGACCCCACTGGCATTGGCTCACCAGACAACTTGAACAGGTCTTCACCTGTCATAAATGTAGTCTTGTCTCTTACTAGCTCTGTAGCTGTTCTACCCATAAGGTTTAACATTCTGTAGAGCATCGTCCGAGAAGTGTACTCAACCTTCTTGTCTCTGTGGGTTAGCTTAGTTAGAACTTCTTTGATGGCCGCAGGAGCATCGCCAGGAACTCCGTTGTGCTGGTCGGCCTTGGTGCGCTGACTAGCCTCGATGTCAATAGCGCGACCTATTAAGCTGTGACGAACAGGAAGACCCTCGCCAGGCTCCGAACGTAGCTGAATAAGATACCGTATTGCCTGCTCGCCTAGTTCGTAGTCGCCTAGATCAATCGCCTTGTAGAACGTATCAATAGTAAATTGTTTCTCAGCAGGCATATCACCAGCCAGCTTCATAACATCAGACAGGAACTTAGCTGTTGTCGGTGTAAGTTCATACGCAGTATCAGGGTCGTCCAAAGTGGCTGTTACACGATGGTATAACTCTTGCTTCAGTTCACGCATTTCAGGGGTGTCTGCCCCCTTTACGTCGTTGATACGTACCATCACCTCTTTGTTGCTCATGGCTTTTATGTCACGAGATATAACTGGGTCTGACTCTATAGAACTGGCTTGACCAAACACTTGATCTTCTGCCGTGTCGATTGCGTTAGCTACTTTAAGAGCTAAGTCTTTTGCTTTCTGCTCAACACGTTTGACATACTTTTGCGTAGTCTTGTTTCCACTCTTATAGACTTGCCCAGCCTTAGTTACGTTAGGAGCAACTCCATTTGTGCTACGGAAATTAGTGTTGTATATACGCACGAACTCATCAATGCCCATGTCCAGAGCGACAATCATATCGTTAGCTTGCTGAACCATTAAGGCAGAAAGCTTACCGTCTGAGTCAGTCTTCTCTGAAATAGCTCTAAGGATAGACGCTTCAGCCTCAAACGAGCTTGCTAGTGTGCCACTGTTGTCGCTAGAAAAAGCGGCAACTTCGTCTGAGATAGTCATCATGCCGCCGTCTTGTTGGGTCGCTATTAGCCGAGACAACTCATCATCTAACTCCTTACCAGTTAGATCAGATGCTTCTATCTTTGACAGTGCGTTTGTAAAGTCTGCGTCATTTAGCATACGCATGATCTTGTAGGACATGCCTAGCATCCGACCACGAGCAATACGACTAGACATATACTTAAACGGTTTTACGGTCTTGCCATTAGGCAGAACGATATCCTCTGCACCCGCATTGTAGACAGGCGAGCCACCTTTGTCGTAGCTGTCAAGCATGGTCACACGCTTTCCACCTTCAACTGAGTTGCCGTTTATGTCTGTTCTTGTGCTGTGCGAACGCTGACCTGGTCTGCCCCCAAACTTTCCGTAGATTTTTTTAGAAGCTCGTTCAAGTACGTCTGCCATAATGCGAGCGTCGTACCCTATGGCTCCACCTACACGTAGGGCTTCCTCAATTTCAATCTGGACTTCTCGCAAATCATGCAACTGTTGAGCCGCCATTCGAGCCGCACCAGACTTTTTACCATTGGAAGAGACAAGTATCTGTTCAAACTGGTTCTTTAGTGGGCGACCAGCAGACACTCCGTCTACAGAAACTTTAGGATCAGGCATTATGCGTTCAAACATATCGACCAGTTGTTCGTCGAGAGGGTTGTCCATGCCCAGTAGTCGCCGCACAAGACTCTCTGCCTTCCTTCCAACGTCTTTGAACAGACGCTCAAGGAGACTTCCCTGTACGCTTTGACGACGATTGGCTACGTATATAGCGAACTGGTTAGCAAAAAACTCTGATGGGCTACGTATTTCCCCTGAGCTTATGCCAGGCAGACGTTTCTTCAGAGCCGCAGAGTCTGCGCCGTCTGAAGTCATGTAGCCTCTAGCTATGTCCCAGAACTCTAAACGCTCTGATGGAGTAAGCATGTTTTGGTACGCCCAGTGAGCCATCTCGTGGGTGAAGTTCATAGCGTCTGTTTGCTTATTAGAAGTGCCAATAAGGACTGAGTTGCTTTGCTTGTCCTTAGACATGTGACGGCCTGGTTGCTTAAACCCGTATGTCTTTGAAGAGTCAAAGACAGGCATGGCGCTGTCAAGCATTGCAGACTGCCTGTTTTCTGAACCAGCAATAAGGTTGAAGACACTAAGTATTTCTGAAATCTCTTTCTGGTCTTTGCCAGAGAGGATTTGGCCGAGTTGCTTGTAAGACTGAGAACGCTTTTGGTTTGGTAGTTTCACACCATTAGGTGCGTATGTAGCCAACGTCTCGTACCCAGCACGTAAAGATGCAACGAACTGATCAAACTGTTCTATTGTGTCAAACTTGTTCCACTCCACATCTTCCATGTCAGCAATGAACCGCTGTAAATCTCCAGCAGTTTTCACGCTATCTGGTAGTCCAGACTGGTTTAGTTCTGGAGACATGGTTTCTCTGTTAAGAGGTATGTTATCCAGTTCGTTTACGTTCACCGCTCTGTTCTCACGAGCGCGAGGTGAGCTTGGTAATGCGGCATCTTCAGCAGATATCAAAGACTCTGTTTCGCCAGCTTGTCGGCCTGTCAACCGCTGTCCATCAAGAGAGATGAAGTCTTCGTCTGGGTTTAGTGGTCGGAATGTTTTTGCGGCGGCTACTGAACCAGACTTGATTGGCGAACCCTGTGTGTCCATAGAGTTCACGGAACCAACTACGTATTGGTTAGGCTTTAGACCACCTGACAATTGAGAAGAGGAAGTCTGAGGAGCAGAACCTTTTTTGCTAGTTTGGTTGATCACTCTGACACCCTTGTTCTTACCGAAGTCTGGGTGTTTTGGATCAATGATTTGTATAGCAATCAACTTACCGTCAGGCATAGACTCTTGCTTAACACCTCTGTCTTGAGGCTTTACGTCGTCAGCTACTGTGATTGGGTCAGATGATTGAGTCTGCAAAGGCGCATCTTCTACGTCGGCGTAACGCTGAGTGTTATGATAATCAGGTATTTCTGTTGGCGACGTAGCGACTGAACGCTCTTCAGGCACATTACCCAAAGAAAGAACTTCATCAAGTTCTTTCTTTGATGCTTGAGCTATCTTCTTGTAAAGCTCTGTTCTTGACATAGCCATGTCGGAAGAAACTTTATCTCCGTTTCGACGTATGATCTGGAATACCTTTACACCATTCTCATCAGAGAACTCGCGGATAGAACCAAGCTCTTTACCGTTCACAAAGAACTTGGTAGAGCCTCCATCTATCTTCTGGTACTGGACATCCTTTGCCATGTTGTAAGCACGTTTGCCGATTTGAACAATGTGTGCTTCTGGCTCACCCTTTGGTCGAGAGTCGGGCTTCGTTGACTGTACCTTCTCTTGTGCGTTTGAAACAATTTGTTTGGCAGAAGCCCGCACCTCTTCTTTAGGCATACCAGCGCTATGCTCTTGTAAGTGAGCAAGCTCACCCTGCATCTCTTGATAAGACAATTCAGCAAGCTCTTCCATGTTGGCGTAATACTCTGCCCTAGAAAGCTCTTCCTCTGTAAGCTGTACGTTGAATACGTCCTCTGCTTCACGGATCAACTCGCTCTCAGGAACCTGAGATTTAGTCTCTAAATCGCTTGCTTCTGTTTTACGTAACTCTCTTTTCAATCGACCAAGAGCTTGTACAGCCGCGCTTGTATCGTCTGCCTTGATGCGCTTTTTGTCAGATGGAGACATGGTGTTCAACATCTCTGACTTACGCTTGTTAAGCTTTGCCCGTTCCTGCTTCAAAGCAACGGCGGCTTGTGCGTCACCCTTTCTCTCGGCTCGCTTCAAGTCCTGATGGATGCCCGCTATCCGAGCCTCTATCTCGTAGTAACGACGTAGCCCAGTAGCTCTGGATTTTTCAACTCTGTTCGCAACAACTGTACCCTTGTCGGTGTACACAAGCGGATCGTAAAGGTTTTTTAAGTCTGACTTGATAATGTCTGGGTCAGTAGCATCCCCACCAGTAACAGCTTTGGCTCTGCCCAAAGCTTCTGTTAAACGGGTTTGCGCGGCTTTTAATTTTGCTGAAGCGTCTGCCTCGCCTTCATTGGGAACGTCTCGTCCCTCTCTGACCGCCTCTGCGAGAGCAGGGTCTTCGCTTGGAACCCCGTCGTTCACTGATTGGTCGAAACTTTTTTGCGCTCGACTGACTGCGCCTTCTGCCAAACGGATTTCGTTTTGGATTTCTTCTAAGTCACGAGGGTCTAGTACGTTGTTAAGACCTTCGTCTTTAGCACGTTCTGCCGCTTCTATACTGCGGTCACGAAGAACCTCATCTTTAGCTCTGGCAAAAGACTTGTTGCGTTCAATCATGGCCTCTTCATTAAGCCTGTTCGCGCTTTCTGAAGAGTCATAGATGAATGTCTTTCCATCACGGACGGTGCGTATCTTGGTAAATGTTTTCCCGCCATACCCTTGAGGAGACTGACGTAGGAAAGATTGCACACGGCCAATAGTCTTGTCGCTTACATCACGACCAGAGCCTGCACGACCATTACCCATAGTTACGTTTCTAAGGTTTTGTTGAACACGGCCAATGTGTTCGCCGTGGCCGTCCTTAATTGACTTCTCGTCTATGTCTATCGCGCTAGTTGTACGTGTAGCCAACTGGCGTACACTGTACTGGTTGCCCATAGGATCGGTAGCCATGTACTTTTGTTGTTGTAAGAACCTATCAAGCATTGCATCCGCTTGAGTACGGACTAGCTTTATAGCTGTCTCCCTGTTCAACTTGCCAGACTTCATAAGGTTGCGAATAGAAGCTTCCTTAAAGCCAGTCCACTCTGTCTGCATCTCTTTAGGCAGGGTGGCAATTTGCTCTTGCACAAAACGAGGCATGAAGTCCCCGTCGTCTGGAGAAGGCAATATCCCTTTCTGTGCGTTAGCCCAGAACTCAGATACTAGATTATAGAACTCTCCTTCACCATGACGGTTCTTCACCACTTCTAGCATGTCTTCAATAGTCGCAAGACCCATGAACTCATTTTCCAAGTCCATTGCGTACCGACCAACTGAGCGGTTGCGCCACTCTCGGTGTGCTTGTTTCGCTTGCGGTTGAATAGCGTCACCGACGATTGACTCGATCAAAGCGTCAGCAATTGCTTCATCGAACAACTCATCTCCGATACCATTATCAGATTGGGTTCTGGTTAATATAGAGTTCCATTCCTGCTCACCACGAATGATGTTCACGGTGTCTCTGAATATAGCTCGACGAGCTTCGACAGCTTCTGTGCCTTTGCCCTTTGGCATGGCTCCGATTATTGCCGAAGACTTTGCTTTAGGTAGGCCAAGGCTGTTGAACTCTCTGCGTATATTAGAAAGCGTAGGAGAAAACTCTGTGTCTATAAACTCGTTGATCTGTGTCTCGACATCAACAACAGGCTCTGGTGCTGGTGTCGGCGCAGTTTCAGCACTAGCTTCTGCCGTTCCTTCTGGAGTGGAGACAGGCTCTTGGTTAGGGTTAGTAACCGCATCTGTAGATTGCTTTTGCTCTTCAGCGATTTGGTTAGTAAGACTTTGTTGCTCCTCTTTTAGTGTGACAGCTTCGTTGTCTATGTCTGCCACTCTTTTTTGCAAAGTCAAAAGCTCTGGATTGGCCGAGCCATCCTCAAGGGTTTCAGGCATGTTAGCCATCTCACGCTCAAGGAGCTTACGTTCGTAAGCAATGCTTCCCTTCTTACGCCCGTCAAGCCGCTGGTTGTTCTGATCCAAACGCTCTTGTGCAGACAATGTTACGTCCGCTTCTGGGGCGGCTTCTTCAGCTACAGGACTTGCCGCGTCAGCAACCGTTTCTTCATTTGGTGTAGGACGGAACTGCTGTCCCTCTACTTCTGCTCCTTGAGGCTCATCAAGTTCTACACGAGCCGCAGGAGTTTCTGTGGCAGGGCTTACTGTGAACCCTTCTCCATCTATAGCGCGGTCAAGTAGCTCATTTGGCTGGTCAAAGATGTCGTCAATTCTTGAGGCGGCCATGCTGTCGCCAGCGCTGAGTTGGCTCCGCGCTCTACCAACAAAGTCTTGGTAGCCGTTTTCTCCATCACGTTGAGCTTTTTGCAAACGCTCAAGCTCAGGGCTTGTTGTTTGTCCTGCCGCTTGTAGCTTGGCTGTCTCAGCCTCTATCGCAATTTGGTTTTGCTCTCGCGTTTGAGGCCACCTACTTACGAAGTCTATGCGCTGAAGCTTGCGCTGTGCTGTATTTATAGGACCGCGTTCTGCTTTCTCAGCGCCCTCTGTGTCTCCCTCATCAATGAGGGACTGGCGTTCTTTGCGCTGGCTGTCCAGTTCTTGTTCTGTTTTGTCTTTCAGGGTGGCTAAGACTTCTCCTTCACCAGCTTCATTGAAGTCGATGGGAGGGTTTTCGTCTTCAAGCATGTTTGTGCGAGGCGTGGGCTGAAGTTGTAAATTGCCCTCTGGCGTTACTCTGCCAGCCGCATTTGCCGCACGGTCAGCCATGCCGCGAGTGATGGAGTTTCGGTTCAGGTTTGAACCAACCTTATCACTAAGCTGTTTTATGCCTTCGTCGTCTAACTGAGTAATGCCCGCCTTACCAGCTTTTCTGGCGTTCGTGTCTGAAAGCATCTTGCCGAGAAAAGGAACTTTACTCGCGCCTGGTATGTTAGGAGTAACTGCACCGCCTAGACCAAATGCGCCGCCAAGTGCGCCGCCTGTTACCGCGCCGCCTAGAGCCGCGCCACCCGCACGTAGCAAACTAACGTCTTCTTGTAACCCAAGACCTACGTTTCTGTTCTGTATGCCGATGTCGGCAATGCCTTCAGTTATACCACTAGCTACAGCCTCTCCTGTTGCACCGCTTTTTATAGCGGCCCCCATAGCTTTCTGAGAAATCTGAGATTTGGTTAGACCCTTGGCCGCAGTTCCAGCGGCTAAACGAGCCGCCTGTCCACCAGCGCCGAAACCAATAAGGTTCAGCGGGTCAGCCAACATTGCCGCGCCAGTTTCAAAGATAGCTTCTGCCGCGCCGTCTACCCCAAAAGGTAGTTGGTCGTACACTTGCTGTATTCTAGCTAACCGTTTGGTCTGGGAATCTGAAGAATTGTATGCGTCGTAAACGTCTTTACCGATAGATATACTGTTGTTGTTTCTCCACCGTCTATCGTTTAGGTAATATTCAACGACCTCATCTGCACCACGGAAAGACTTGCCGTCTCTTTCTCCGTAGTAGTCATACAAATCCTTTAAGAACCTGTTATCGCTGAGAAGATTCTTCGCAGTTTCTGATGTTAGGTTAGATGCATAATCACTAGATGAGTAGCTTGAATCATCGGTAGGGGTGTTGTTTAGGCTGTCAAGACCTTTGCCTTTGTGTACGTATGGCACTGCGATACTCCAGTTTTCTCAGTGGTTGTTACTAAGACCAAGAGTATCGCTATTTTTTTTAGTAGTCGTCCCTACTACTTATTAGGGTCATCGCTAAAGTTGGAGGAGGCTAACCCATACGAAGACGCACCTGGCGCACCAATCATGTCGTAGAAAGCCCGATCAGAAATCGCCGTTCCTTGGTCTCTATAGGATTGTGCCATTTGCATGACTACACTACTAAGCCAATCGGCTGGCGTATCGAATGGACCGTTGGGTCTAATCCCGATAGTTGGGTCAGGGCTGAACCCGAATACCATGTCTGTCTTGTTGTTGATCCTTGCGAAAGCCGTCCGCATCCGCGCTGACGGGTTAAAGCCTGTCGGACTGTTCGGGTTCGGAGTAAGTGGCGGTAGATTTCTGACCGCACCCTGAGAGACAGGAGTAAGGGAACCAGTCTTCTGGTCGTATTTGTAGAACTTACCCACTGCCAGAGGCTCGCCATTAGTGTCTTTGAACTGATCTGAACCGTTAAGAGCTTTGTATGTATTATTGCTACTTCCAAACAACTCAAGTGTTGGGTGTTTAATAATTGAAGGACGACCCGTGCTGTTCTTGGGTTCAGCAAGTATCTGACTAACATGTTCAAGAACTCTATTTGTTACCTCGTTATGCTTAGTAGTTATCTCAGACTCGGTTAAACCCCTGAAAGCTCCTTTGCTTTGCAAGGTCTTACGTAAGTCTAACTCAAGCTGATTTACCATAGCCTCTACAAGCTGTTGCTTTTTAGTAATGACTTCTTCTGGACTGTCTCCAAACTTCAAGTTAGTAGTGAAGGCTAGTTCAATTGCATCCGCAAACTGCTTTTCGTATTCCCCTTCTTCATTAGCATACCAAACTTCCAAGTCTGTGCCTGGCGGGATAGCGTTAGTAGTCAACTCGGCTCTTTGCTCTGCCTGAAATGCAACGGTTGTCTTTACCATGCCAGAAGCCACAAGGAAGTTCAGCATTTCACGAGCATCGTCTACGGTTCCGCTCGTCAATTTCTCTTCTCCAAATCTGGCTTTCAATGCACTCGCAACACCAAAGGCATCTTGGACCATAACGTAATTTTGAGCGACCGCTGTCATTGTGGCAAACCCTGCGCCACCTTCTGCAAACTCAGGCATGCCAGCGAGTGTGTCCACCCGTGCTTTAGCGGCGACAAGTGCCGCTTCAATTTTTGTATCTATCTTAACTTGCTCTGCGTCCCACTCCGTCTGGTACTGAGTGCCTATAGCTCTCTCGGCGGCTTCTACCCACTTCAGGTACTCTACGTCTTGAGCGTTGGCGGCGGTAGGTAGGTCATAAGTTTCACGAGCCATGTTGTAGGCTTGAAGAACATCGTCGTCGTCGTACCCTTTGGCCGCCACAGTTTTTGCAAACTCACTATCCTTTGAAAGAATGTGAGTGCTGAACTCCCTTTCGTCTGTCTCTACTTTGCTGGCGTTTGCTTGAGATTGCCTTGTTGTAAGAGACGCTACAATGCTTGCATGTAGAGTTTTATATTCTTCGCTATCTGTCGCAAGGTTGTACTTTGACCCAGCAATTATCTCTGAAGCCAAGTTCCCTATCTGCGTTTCGTCCATGTGTCTTAGTTTTTCGCCGCTGTAACCCACTACCAGCTTGTTTGCGTCAGCTACGGCTATGGCTGTTAGAGCGTCTTGCTTCCTTTTAATTTCTATCTTAACTAAATTTTGCTTCCAACCCGCTACGTTATTAGCGTCCATTATGCTTTGGGCAGTCTCAACATCTTCCACATTCTTTAACGGGCCGTCCAAGTAATCTTGGACAGACTTTGTTCTAATCTGGGCATGCTGTTCAGGAATATTTTTAGAGCGACGTTCCCACATTGACTCTGCCATTTCTGGTCTGTCTGGAAAGCCCGCCATCCAATCTGTTTTTAGCTTTGTAAGTTCTTTTTCGTCAGTGACATCAACATTTGAGTGGTAGCCCAAAAAACTATTCCAACTGTCGTCAGCCTTTTTACGGTCTTCCATCACTTGCGCCTCTTCTTTGGAGCGAGTGTTCAAGGCTAACGTGTTGGTTCTGTCAGCAAGTTTCTTCATCATCGCGCCAGAAGGGAGGTCGCGCAGAAAGAAAGCGTCGCCTCCAGCAATGCTTCGACGGAACCCGTCTAGTTCTTTCGCGGTTACGTCTTCCCCCATAGAAGCCTTCATCTTGCGGTATGCTAAGAAGTCTTCTCTATTCTTTTTGCGTTTGTCATAGATACGATCTTCTTGCTTTGTGAACGCATCATTGGCTGACGTAAAAAACTTTGCCATATTTGTTTACCTATTTACCACCGTTGGAAAGGCCAAGACGGTCTATTCTTGCCTGTAAGTCATTTATTGTCTGTTGTTGTTCCGCAATTTTAGTTTCGTTAGGATTCTCGTAATCACCTTTGCCGAGTAGGAAGTCCATGTTCCCACCATACTTTCCAAGGTTTGCACGAGCCGTTCCTTCACCCGCCATACTGTCTTCAGCAGTTTCTCCAACTTCACTGCGATAGTCTCCCGCAGACGACGAAGCATTACTGTACGCTGAACCCGCGTTCGTAGGCATAACATCTTTAAGGTTATCAATCCCAGTCTGATACCCTGAGCCAATGTCTGCATATACGTTTTTGCGCCCGTCCATAAGCGTTTGCTGGTTAGTTCCAACTCTGTTAATAGCGGCATTGTAAGCCTCCTGATCCATCTTACGAAGCTCACTAGCATAAGTCTGAGACAAGTCTCTTTGCTCATCCCTGAACCTATCTGACCTGTCCATGCCATTAGATATCGCTTCGGCAAAGCCCTGTGAACTAACTCTGTCTATTGTTTTGTTTAAGTCGTCTTGATACATACCACGTATTTGCTGGTAATTTTGGTTTATGTCGTTCTGAGTAACTGCTGGAAGTTGCCCCATAGCCAAACGAGCTTGGTTGATGGCTTGCTCAAGCATCTGTGAACGGTTCACAATCCCGCCACGAAGAGACTGCTCTTCAGCGGCTCGTCGTTGTGCCAACTGTAGCTGTTGATTGGTTATGGCCTGCTGACGAGCCAAAGCATCTTCGTATTCACGACGATCCTCCTTAGCCCGTTTCTGGGCTTCGTAGTAATCGTACCCAGCGCCCACTGTTTGCGCCCACATGCCTGCTCTTGTAGGGTCTCCGTTGGCATCATTACCGTACAGAGAGTTCAAGCCCTTACCCAAAAATTCACCAATACCAGCCATCTTCTTCTCCTATAGATACTTCATTCCGAAACCAGAGCGGGCTGTTGTAAGGTTACGTGACAGCGGACCACGAGCCGTGTACATAGCTTGAGGATCGTTCGGAGAGAACGCAATGATCTGCTGTTGACCCGCAGTCGGCAAAACGTAGTTCACGTCTGGAACAATTGATTGGCCTGGGCCTAGTTGTGGAATGTTTGGGTCAGCCTGTAAGTCAGATTGGTTTTGACCAACTGGAGTTTCCGTCTGCTCCGCGCCAGGAGGAGCCATGTTTTCCACAACATTGTCGCTACCGCCTAATGCTCGTGCGCCGAAGCCTTGCTGTCCTTCCCCGATCTCTCCACCAGGTGTAGCAGAACCCATTTGTTGTTCCACCGAACCATCTTCAGAAACCTCAGAAGCGAACCCAGAGCCTTGTCCTTTTAAGAACTGACCTCGCTTGCTGTTGTCGAAAGGTGTCATGCCAGTTAATACTGTCTCGTCTCCAAGGATTCTGTTTTTTCCTAAGAACTCTTTGTCACCAGTAGGGTCTCCAACGTCTCTACGCTCCCCTTCACGAAACTCAGTAGACTGAGCCTCACTAAGAAAGTTCGTGATGTATTTGTAGTTCGGTATATTCGATGCGTTGCTAGAGCTTACTTGACTGCCTCTAGGTCTGTAACTGCCATTGTTGTCATCGCCGCCACCACCCATGTCGTCGTTCGGGCCTTTAGGCCCGCCCCATGAAACACTTTTATTCGTGTTCGCAACGTACCCTTGTGGTGGTCCTTGTGCTGGCCCGTTAGAGTTTGATCCTGTATCGCCCATAGTGTTCTCCTTTAACCGAACATAATTCCGTTGCCAAACCCAGAGCGCCTTGCGCCTCGGTCTATCTCATTCTTGCTCGCTGTTCTAAATGTAGCAGAACCGTAGTCTCTGTTCTTCCCTCGCGTCAACATGCCTGCCCCAATACCACGTAGGCCACCGCGACGTGAGGAGGTAGTAGGACTGTTGTACGATATCGGGCTAAGTACATTAGCAGAACTGTTCTGCCCTTCGGTTATGATGTTTTGTATCTGCTCCCCAATTGCCTCCCAACTGTCACCAGCGTTGTCGTTGGTGGTAGCAGGAGTGCTAGGGTTGCTAGAGATAGGAGACATGTTCCCATCTTTGTCGTTATATGTTGCGGCACTATCCGATACGTTGCTAGTGCCAGCCATAGTGGTGGTATTGCTAGGGATGGAGCCAGACTTATTGTTGTTTGCAAAAGACGTGTCGGTCCCAGAGCTACCAGAAGAGGTTGACTCAACTGAAAAGTTAGATGAGCTTTTGTTGTCCAAGCTTTGTTGGGCGGCAGAGTTTACTTGACTAGATATGTCTGATTGCAAGTCTGCTGTAGCCGAACCTTTTGGAGCCGTACCTTTGCCAGAAGCTGACGTATTGTTTGGGCCATTGATAGACCCACTATCCAAATCAATACTGCCGACGTTGACAGTATCTTTTACCCCAGCTTCTGCAAGAACCCCCTTAATCTCTTGGTTCACCATGTCTTGAATTTTGCCCATAGACGCGCCTGTAATTGCTATGTTGTTAGTAGCGCCGTATATCCCTTTAGCAAGTGGGCTAAGTGCTTTGCTAGTAACAGGGTCTACAAATTTTCCAAGCAAAGCATCTGTTATATTGTAGTTCACATCCATGTTCGCTCCTTTTGGAGCGTTGGGGTCATAGTTTTCTTTCGTATAGTCGTAATTAGAAAGCGGAGACATTGTGTTGAAATTAAAGCCTTGGATGGCCGCCCCTATGTTCGGCGCACCTTTTACAGATGCCAAAACACCAAGACCAGTCTTTGCTGTGTTGGCCATATTTTGGCCGACGTTCTGCCAGCCAGACCTAATGCCTAAGTTTCCATTAACGTCTACTCCAAACACATCACCAAACAAACCCTTGCCAACTGTGCCAGTCTTACCGAACACATTATAGCCGACACCTTTTGTTCCTGTCTGAGCGTTGAACCCCCTAGCCATAGCGTCCACTATGTCTTGTTGGGTCATGTCAGGGTTGTTGTTCATAATGTCGTTCACGTTTGGTGGCCCCATGAAGCCAAAGTTGTAGCCACCCTTCATCTGGCCAGCCACAGCAGTTCTTCTACCAAACTCTTCCAGAGCGGCTAGACGCTCTGATTTAGATATGTTGTTGTCTACGACACCCGTTCCTATCATAGCCAGTGATACGTTCATATCGTCCATTGGCTGGTTTGGGTCGTACTGGCCAGAGTCTATCGCGGCTTGGATTCTGTCAGCCAACTTGCCTGCCGAGTCGTTAGTGTCACGGGCAATGTTTAAGTCTTGTTGTGCTTGGCTTAATGTGGTCGTCGTTGATCCGTCAGGGTTGGTGGTAGTAATGTTCCCCATTGAGTCAACTGTTTGGTTTTGTGTATTAGCGTAGTTCTGCCCTACAGTGTT